AGCGACTCGCTGTTGTTGGGCAGGCCGGCGAACTGGTAGACGTTCGCGCCGGCGAGCTGGCCGATGTTGCCGCTCTGGATCACGTTCGCACCGAAGCCGTTGGCGCCCACGATGGACGAGTCGGCGCGGAGGTCGGCGATGTAGGTGCTGTTCAGGACGAGAGCGCGGGGCTGGGCGGCACCGGCGTCATCGAGGGTCTTCTGGGCGGCAACGGCCTCGGCGTACGACAGGGCGGCGCCGGTCGTGGTGTTGGCCGAGTAGTTGGCGTTGGTCACCAGGGCGGCGACCTCGTCGAGGCACTTCTGCGAGAGCGCGTTGGCGGCGGTCACGGCGAAGTTCTGGAAGAAGGCCATGCCGTACTCGCGGATGTTGAGGGGGGTCACGCGGGTCGAGACCTTGAAGTGCTTCAGGGTGACGTCCGCCTTGGTGACGGTCGCGTCGTCCTGGGTGAGGTAGCCGCTCGAGCCGAACTCGGTCGCGGTCGAGGTGCCGATGAGGGGGACCTGGATGGTCTTGCCCTGCCCGGCGATGGACGAGGAGAAGACGGAGGAGAAGCCCGCGAGTACCGGGAGCTTGTACTTGATGGAGCCGATCACGCTGTCCGCGAGGACGGAGGGGGCGGCCTGGATGGAGTTAGCCATGGGAGGGAGTTAGGATTGGATTAGGGATTAGGGAAAAACGGATTAGCCGCGCATCGCCGCGACGATGGCGGACTTGTTGGCGGCGAAGAAGGAGGCGCGCTCGGCGCCGGAAAGGGCGAGGTACTGCTCAAGTACGGAACCCTTGGGGGCGGTCTCGGGAGCGGTCTCGACAGGGGCCACGCCGACGGACGCGGCGATCTCGGCGGCCTCCTCGGAGGCGGAGACGGCGGTGGCGGCGGCGGCATCGAGGGCCGCGGCGAGCGTGGCCTTCTCGGAGGAGAGCGCGGCAAGCGAGGCCTCGAGGGCGGTCACCTTCGCGGCGAGCTCGAGGTTCTCGGCGGCCACCTTCTCGACGGCGGCGCGAGCCTCGGTGACTTCGGTGTCCTTAGCGGTGGCGGCCTCAATAGCGGCGGCGAGCTGGGCTTCGATGGTGTCCATGTCGGATACCCTTGGAGTCGCGTCAAGAGAGGCCTCCCTGTCCAGGCGCTCGACCGTGCGCTCGGCCCACTTCGCGGCGTCCATTATGTCTCCGGATGTCGAACCGCCCCAGACGAGCCAAGCCACAGCGCCCTTGCCGGGGAATTCGTCGCTCTTGGGGTCGTTCGCAGGAGCGTCCATGTCCACCCGATGCCGGGCGAACCAAGGCCCCATGCGGCGCACCTTGTCCTCGGAGACGCTGCCGTCGGCCATCTCACGCGCCTCGCGGAGCGTCTTGTCCGTCATGCCCTCGCCGCCCTTGCCGTCGGCGTTGTACTCAAGCCCGCGCCGCGCGTTGTCGCGGATAAACTGCGGGACGTCGACGGGCATTAGCTGTTCAGATCGTTGACTAGGGCGCGGAGCGAGGTGCCGAGGCCGGTGACCAAACCCTTGCGGGCGGCCTCCTTGCCCGAGAACACCTGACCCTCCATGTCCTCATCCTTAGCCATGCGGCGCTTCTTGCGAACAGAGGCCTTGAAGTCGGCATGGATGGCCTCGACCTGAGCCTGCAGGTCGGCCCGCTGGGCGTCGGAGAGGGACGTGCCAGGGATGCCAGCGCCCTTGAGGGTGCCGCTCTTGATGACGTCCATGCGGACGCCGGCGGCCTCAAAGGCCTTTGAGTAGTCGGGAATCGCCATGTAGACCCCGATGCTGCCGACTGTCGCGCTAGGGGTCGCCACGAAGCGGTCAGCGGCGGAACCAATCCAATACGCGGCGGAGGCGGCCTCGGTCTCGGTGTAGGCCACGGTCTTCTTGCTCGAGCGCGACAGGGCCAGCGCGGCCTCCTCAACGCCCGTCACCGTCCCGCCAGGGGAGGAGATGTCGACGACGATGTACTCGACCTCCTCGTCCTCCTCCATCAATTCGAGCGCGTCCACGAACTCGTTGACGTCCACCGCGCCCGTCAGGGTGTCCAACTTGGTCAGGCTCTTGCCGATCACGCCCTTCAGCGGGATGATGCCGACCTTGCCGACCTTCATCGGCTCAGGCTTCTTGCCGAAGATGAGCGAAAGGGTGTCCTCGATGACGTTGGCCTGCGCCACGTGCGAGGCGTGGTCCGCCGCGCGGGTCGGGTCGATGAGCAGGGGCTCGCGGCCCTTGAGAGCGTTGTTGAGGAAGCGCATTGTATTAAGGGTTGGAAGGGGGAGGGGTGTTCACGTCGGCGGAGTCGGCGAACTCATTGGGGTTTTCGGAGCCCTGCTGCATTCCCTGCTGGAGCCAGTTGAAGCCCGGCTTGTAGAGCATCCAAACAGGAACTCCAGTGGTCTTGGACAACTCAAGGATGTAGGCCATGTCCTGCGCGCGGCGGCTCATCTCTTCCTTGAAGTCCATGCCGCGCTCGCTGTAGAGCTCGGACATCGACTTAAGACCTGCCTCTAGGTCGGCGCGGTCCTGCGCGGCCTCGCGGCCTGCGTCCACGGTCACCCGCTTCGGGGTCGTCCAGGACACCTTCTCCCAGCCGTCGATTGCGGGCAACTCGCCGCGGGCGATGGCGTCGCCGATGATGTAGCCCCACGTCGGCAGGCAGACCGAGTCGATGAGGATTTGCTGATGCCGCCCGGCAATGCGGTCCATCTTGGCGACCGTCAGACGCACCGAGGCGCCGTTGATCTGAGACGGGTCGATGAAGTCCAAGGGCATCACGCCGAGCGAGGCGTCCGCCTTGGTCATCCGCATGAACGGGTCAAAGTTGCTGTTGGGGCGGTTGCTGGCCTTGAGGTCCAAGTCCTCGCCGGGCTCAAGCGCCATGAACTTGCCGCCTAGGTTCTGCCCGAGGGCGTTCGCCGCGTTGGGGTTGCTGGCGAGCTCGGAGGCAAGGTCGGGACCGAACTCCCCGCCAGAGCGCTTCAGGACGCGCACGATGTCGGCGTGGTCCTTCACCGCCGTCTTCTCAAGGGCCATCATCTCCATCGCGTCCTGAATGTCGTTCCAGGAGTGCTGCAGGAGGGGCAGGCCGCGGGCACCGGAGATGTACTCGGGGTCGTGAACCATCATCATCGCCTGAGCAAGGATAAGGCGGGAGGTGCCGTCGGAGCGGTAGACGTTGTAGCCGAGGATCTCGCCGTAGGCGCCGAACTGGATGCCGTCGTGCATCCGCGCGGGAACGTTGTTCTCAGGGTCGCCGACGCGATGAGCCTCGATGCCCTGCAACTTCGCCGCACCCCTGCCGTCGCGCACCTTGGCGAGGAAGAAGTCTCCGTCGAGCACCCAGCGACGCTCGGCGATTCGGAGCAGATCGTTGAAGGAATACCGGCCCGTGATGTCGATGCGGCGGGACTTCTCGGCGAAGTAGGCCTCGGCCGTGGCGTTCCACGCAGGGTCGGCGGAATGGGCCTGCGGGCGGATGCCGTCGCCGACGGTGTAGGTCACCAAGTCGCCGACCATCTGGCGAACCAGTCCCGAGTTGCGCTCGCCCCAGCGGAGCTTCTTCACCAGCTCGGCCCGCTTCGCCGGCGTCAGGTCGCGGCGCTGGTCCTGTGCAGGGGAAAGCCAAAGGAACGAGCGGCGCCCGTTGTAGCGCGCGGCCTCGTAGCCGGCGCCCGCGCCGAAGTTGTGCGGGCTGGACGCGGAGGCCTTGGGCTTGCGCCCGGCCTTGGGAATCGAGGGTTTGCGGGGAGCGGGCATAGAATCAGAAGCCGTCGAAGGTGCCCCACTCGGGACGGATCACCGTGAGGCGCTTGCCGTAGGTGTCGGGGTCGAGCTGCTGCAGGGCCATCCGGCACTCCGCAAGGACCTCCTTCACGGGCATCACAAACTGCTTCGAGACGTTCGTCCCGCTGTCCGAGTAGGACATGATGGTCTTTCCTTCCTTGAGCATGGCGACCGCCTTGTCGCGGATAGCGAGGATGTCGGACTCGGACAGGCCGATGAAGATGCCGGAGGCTGCCATGGGTAGGTGCTACCCTTGGCGGCGGGTCAAAGAAAGGGGGAGGAGACGGCCCCGCCCACCGCCAGCCTGCCAGC